TGATATATGGACAGGAACAGTTCAAGTATACGCATCTCAAAGTATAGATAAATCCGTATATGAAAACCAAATACCTCCAATCACTTCACATGTAAGTGAAAACAAATACATAATAATGAACTAATATGAAAGGAAAACAAAATTTCGCAATTGTAAATGTAAATAATAATCAACTTCCAATAATTACGGAAGATACGAGAACTCGTTACACATGGATACCATTTGGTGTTTATGGACAAGATGATTTCTTTGATGCAATGATTGCTGCATATAATGTATCAACTACAAATGCAGCATCGGTAGAAGGTATTGCTGATTTAATATTTGGTAAAGGTGTTTATTCTAAAAATGAAGCTTTCAACGAAACATTACAAAAGTTAATTCCACAAGAGGACTTAAAAAGAGTAACATTTGACTTAAAGTTATTTGGTAATGCAGCGTTTCAAGTATATTGGGATGATACACACACAAAGATTAAAAAGATGTATCATATACCAGTGCAAACACTTCGTGCTGAAAAACTATATGGTAATCCAAAGATAGAAAACTATTATTATTGTGTTGATTGGCATGATAACAGAAAGATTAAAGAGAAAAAGAAGATACCTGCTTTTGAAACATCACAAGAAAAGTTAGAAATACTTTACATTAAGAACTATTGTCCAGGTTTATACTATTATTCACTTCCTGATTGGATTTCATCTTTACAATTAGCAATTTCAGAAGGTGAGATAGCTAATTTACATTACAATAATATTACAAATGGTTTCTTACCAGCAGTAATGATTAACTTCAACAATGGAGTTCCTGCACCTGAAGAAAGAGAAACTATTGAAGATTTAATTCAAGCAAAGTTTACAGGAACGGATAACGCAGGTAGATTTATGTTATCATTCAACGATGACCCTGCAACTAAACCTACTATTGATGTAATTAATGTTGAAAACCTACATGAGAAATACGATTATGTTGCAGATTATGTTCAAGATAGAATATTAGTTTCACATAGAGTAACTTCTCCTTTATTATTCGGTATTAGAACAAAGAACAATGGTTTTAGTTCACAAAGTGAGGAAATGAAAACAGCATTTAGTATCATGCAAACAATGACTATTGCTCCATTCCAAAACTTAATCTTAAATACATTAGATTACGCATTAACTTGTTCAGGATATACGGATACTGAATTATACTTTGAACAATTAACTCCATTAGTAATTCTATCTCAAACTGCAGAAGAAACTGGTAAGACAGTAGGACAAGTTGAAGATGAGACTAATAAAGCAATGGAAAATCCTGCATCAACCGATGATGGACAAGATGCAAATGTATTAGACCCATTACCAAATGAGAAGTTTTCTATGTTAGAATACAATTCAAAAGAATACGAAATATATAATAAAAAATAACTATGTCATACGCATTATTCATAAACAGAAACGATATCATAAAGAACACTCCGTTGCAAGGTGCAATTGATGCTGATGCTTTATTGCCATTCCTTCGAACTGCACAAGATAAATACTTAAAGAACTTATTAGGAACTGTTCTTTTTGATTTCTTACAAGACCAAATAACAGCAGGAACTGTATCACAATTGAGTGTATATTATCAGGACTTATTAGATGATTACATTAAAAATACTTTGATATGGTATTCAGCAGTTGAATATATTCCATTTAGTTCTGTTCAATTCAAATCTAATGGTAGTGTTAAACAACAAAGTGACCAAGGAACGGCACCTTCTAAAAGTGAGATTGATTATTTGTTAGCTAAAGCATTAGCAAATGCTGACTACTATGCATTAAGATTACAAAACTATCTAATTGCATATTCTGCTAATATTCCTCAATACTTACAATCAGTTGGTAACCAAACACAAATCTATCCTGACCAAAGTAATCAATACTTCGGCGGTATACAATTATAATTAAAACTATGGCAGCAATCGTTCATAATTCTGGTATAAATTACTCACTTTATTATAATATTTTGAATTATTTCAAAACTATTATGACAAACCACCCTTCTATCATGATGGTATCACAGGGTGCATTGAGTGATTTTGACTACGATGAATTTCCAAATTATCCAGTAGGTAATGTAGTAATTCTTAATGCTAATTGGGGAACATCAACAACGGATTACCAAATACAATTAATAGTAGCAGATAAAGTTAAAAATAAAAATAACGAAAGTGACCCGATAAACAATGAAATAACTATTCCATTTTATAAAAGAGATGATTTAGTTGATATTCATGCAAACACATTCAGTATCTTAAATGATTTAACTTCATACACACAAAGGAGTGTAGATGGATTTGAAATCAATACGGAGATTGTATGTGAACCTTTTAGTGATAGGTTCAACAATGGATTAGCTGGGTGGAGTGCAACATTCACACTCACTACTCACAATGATAAAAATCGTTGTCTTTTTTTTTTAATTGACCCGAACTTTTTAGGATATAGAATAAACGATTGCATTACTGGTATACCATATAACGCAATTATATCTGTCGGTGAGGGTCAGAACATAGGTGGAGCATTTGCAACTAAAATAAATCAATCATTACCGGCTGATTATGGTAATTTGAAATGTTTTAGTGTAGGTGAGGGATTAGAACAAGCTAATTGGCAATTTGTAAATATTCCAATGGTTGATTGGCCACAATCCAATTTAATCAATTGTGATATTTGTGAATTGTGGATTGAACCAAAGATATGGAATACTACACCAGCAACATGGACAGGTGATTATAGTGATTTTAGAACATGGATAACAGATTAAAAATAAAAATATAATATGGGAAATTTAAGTAATCAATATATCTCACAATCGTTTCAATCTCTATTACATTTAGGGAGTGATAATACTGCATCTGCAACTTTTGCAGAAATACAAGATGCATTGGGTAATGGTGTAGGAGTATTTGTAAATACCACAGGTAATTTAAGAGTAACAAATGCAATATCTGCTTCTGCAGTTAGTGCATCAACAATAAGTGGATTTGGAAACCCTGTTAGTTATTCAGCATCGGTATCTGACCAATTAAAAGCATTAGAGAATATTACATCATCTTTGATTAGTAAAACTGGAAGTTATGCAACAACCGGTAGTAACAACTTTATTGGAAATCAAACAATAGCAGGTGATTTAGATGTTAGTGGACAATTAAGAGTAAGTAGCATCTATACAACGCAAGAGACTGCTTCTGTCATATTCTCATCTGGGTCTAATATTTTAGGAGATAGTATTACAGACACACAAACACTCAACGGATTAGTTAGAGTGTCAGGAAGCAGTCAAATAACGGGTTCTATGGGTATTTCTGCTAACCTTGAAGTAAAGTTTGCAATAAGTTCTTCTACAATTACAGGCATGGGTAATGTTACAGACTTCTCACAAAGTATTGTAAGTCAATTTTATACATTAAATCAAACAATAGACAATTATACAAGTTCAGTTAATCAATTAAATGCAGCAACTCAATCATTATATAACTCTGTTTATAACTTAAATCAATTTACATCGTCTATCAATACTGATATTGCTGGAATATACGCATTTACATCTTCTCAAAATACAAAAAATACAACACTATCTTCGGTAACATCATCTTTGATTATAAGTTCATCAAATCTTGCAACATCTGCTTCATTATATAATACAAAATGGAATACATTAGGAACTCAATCAGGTAGTTTTATAACTGAAAGTGAAACGGGTAGTTTTGCAACAACTGGAAGTAATTCATTTACAGGTAGTCAAAGGATAACAGGAAGTGTTTATGGAAACATAACACCATTAACTTATACTGCAGCAACTGCAAGTATTGATGCAAGTAAAGGTAACTTTTTTACATTAACTGTATCTGGAAGCACATTTATTAGTGCAAGCAATATAAATGTAGGACAAACTCTGAATTTATTATTAACACAAACCGCAACATCAGGTAATGTATATTTTTCAAATCAATTCAAATTGCCAGGTGGATTAGCATTTAGTTCATCTTTATCAAGTGGCTCACAAGATATGATAACATTTGTTGCATTTACAACATCAAGTTTATATACATCATACATTAAAAATTTAGCATAATGAGGTTTACCCCATTTTCTTTTATACAAACTGAAACTACTTCTAGCACTACAATTAAGTATTTAATAGTTGGAGGAGGAGGTGGCGGTGCATATCAAGGTGGCGGTGGTGGTGCTGGCGGATATCAAACAGGAAGTTTTTTAGTAACTGCATCTCTATCATTACCTGTAATTATTGGATTAGGAGGAAATGGTGGAACATCTGGTAGTATAAATGGTGCAAATGGACAGACTTCATCATTTTATTCAACATCTTCATTAGGAGGAGGAGGAGGTGGCGGTGGTTCTTATGGAACAGGTAGTAATGGAGCTTCAGGTGGCGGTGCAGGTTCAGGCGCACCATTCCAAACTTTTCCTAATAATATAAATAATGAAACGGGGTCAGGAACTTTAGGACAAGGAAATAGTGGTGGTAAAGGTGAAGCATCGTCTAATCCTCCAGGTAATAGTGCAGGTGCAGGCGGTGGTGGTGGTGCTGCAACAGCAGGAATAGATGGTAGTCAATACGCAATTCCAAAAGGTGGTAATGGTGGTGCAGGTAAACAATGGTTAAATGGACAATATTACGCCGGCGGTGGTGGTGGTGGCTCAATTAATTCTATACTTTCTAGATATAATGCAGGAGGAATAGGAGGAGGTGGTGCCGGTGGAGCCAATAGTTTGCCTGCAGTAAATGCTACCGGGTCAACTGGTGGTGGTGGAGGTGGTGGAGGAAATAATAACGAAGCACTATCTATTGGAGGAAATGGAGCTAGTGGTGTAGTAATTATAACTTATGAAGGTGCTCCTAAAGCATCTGGTGGTATTATTAGTTTTCAAAATAGAAATACATATCATACTTTTGTATCATCATCAACTTTTACATATTTAGTATAGTGGCAACAATAAACGATATTACAAAGAAGGC